TTTTGAATTAGTATTGATTTGACCGATCCCACCATTATAGTATGGTGAAATAATCTAAGGTAACAGCGGAATTATTTGGTACTTCTTGTATTTAAATAACGTCCCTCATGAGAAATGAGTTTCTTTAAAGAGAAATTAAGTAAGTTCTAGAAGGTTTAGTTATGGGCTTTAACAAACCCAGCCTTTGAAAACTTATCATCAAGGACCATGATACCTACTCCAAAGTATTCTTATTGTGTCCCGAAGAACATTCTTAGATGGTTCCTAGGGATCACGATAAGTCTACTGTAAAGTAGAACGTGATTGGATATCTACTTTCCTGTAGATTATGCTGTGGGTGTAGCAAAGACCCACTCCATATCACTCGCTCTAACTTAGATGAAATAACCATCGGGCAATAATTCAGTTAGGAAACTGGCTAGAATTATTAACCCGGAAGGAGATTTCCATCTTCCTCCCTGACTAAGGGGGACTGCGGCCTAACTTTTATTAGTTAGAAACCGAAGTTTAATCTTAATGGAATAGTTATATATCTAACGATACAATGATTATTCGTACATCGAATTTAAATAAAATTATAAACGTAATGAACAGACAGCGAAAAACAAATTTCACCATCTCCAAATTACGCTTCGATGCTTCAAAGATTAATGTCCAGGCCTTTGTAAAAGGAGGTCGCCCACTGATGAGAATTCTTATGAATTCTCTAATACCAGTGGGGGGAAGAAGAACTTCAAACTGGGCTCGTGTAATGGTACTGTTTCTTCGGCAATTGAACTTGTTGCATAAGTCAGGCGGCATTCAATATACAGTCTTGTATTTGAAAGCCTGTTCTGTTCTTTTACAACAGGCAAGCGCAGGATATATAATTCCAGACCTTACTGACCTTAAATGTAGGGTCTCTAGGGATAAGTCTGGTTTCCCACGTTTGATCCCATCCTACCATCGGAAGATGATAAGGGCGGGTGACAAACTAATTCTTAGACAGTGATTAACTTTGTTTTCTTTGTACCGGAATTTACTATATCCTGGACAATTAAAACTTAGTTCTATCACTAATCCTAGTAAAGCTACTTCAAGAGCTTCTAGTATTTCAGAATATATACCTTCTTTTTGTGCGTTACTTCCTGAATCTGGAATAACATCACTCTCACAATTCTCATCTTTATTTCCACAATTTGCTAGTGGCCCTATGGTTATAGGGAAAGATAGAGAATACAATTCAAGTATAGTTTCAATTCAACGAACTAAAACCGCTTTAATAAAGCTGGGTCTAAATGACCCTTTACTTAAATTGGCAGAGTTATGTTATAACCAACCTGTTCTTGATTTATGAAGAGATGTTAAAACATCTCAATCATTTCCAAGTAACTTTATTGGGAAAATAGCAATCAAAGAAGAAGGGGCTGGGAAGGTTAGGTTATTTGCTATGGTAGATCCTTGAACACAGTGGGTTTTACGTCCACTTCATAAGTGAGTATTTAATTTTCTTAAAGCTCTTCCTATGGATGGGACATTTGATCAAGAGAAGGCTCTTAAACGAGCTCCTTTTGGTCGACTCCCATTGTATTCTTATGATCTGTCCTCAGCAACAGATAGACTTCCGATTTCTCTTCAAGCTAGCATCTTATCTCGTCTCTTTAACGAGGACTTTGCTAGCAATTGGCAGAAATTGCTGGTTGACCGTAATTACAAATTACCCTCGAAGATTGAACTTGGGAGACGTGGTATTATAGTAGATACCAATTATCCCGTCTTTGTTCGTTACCGAGTTGGTCAACCTATGGGAGCCCTATCAAGCTGAGCCATGTTAGCATTGACCCATCATTATATAGTTCAATACTGCGCCTGATCTTCCGGTGTGGTTTCTCCTAAAGTTCTTTTCCAAGACTATTCTGTTCTTGGAGATGATATTTTAATTTGAAACCGTACGGTAGCTCGTAAGTACCTAAGAGTCTTGAAAACTCTTGGTGTGGATGTTGGATTGTCAAAATCCGTCATCTCGGAAAAAGGAGAAGGAGTTGAGTTTGCAAAAAGGACTGTTATACAGGGGGTTGATGTATCCCCTGTTCCATTCCTTGAGCAATCTGCTGCTCATCGAAACTTTGCCTCATTAAGATCTTTTGGAGAAAAATACTCCATGAGTCCTAATCAAGCGCTAAGGTTTTTAGGCTACGGATACAAAGTTGATTTGTCTAAGAACAATTCAACCATCCGGAAGCTTCGACTAGGGTTTACTCTCCCTAGAACCTCTTTTGAGATGACCAACATGTTCAGATCGTTTTTATCGGAAAGACCCTATTTTCAGTGAAAGATGAAATCTTTCGTTCCTGAAGATCAGGTTTACCGAGCGTTCTTCCAACTTGTTGTTGATTCACTTAATAAGAATCTCTTTAAAGTTAAAGAACTTGAAGTTCACTTGTCTCAACTTTCTGCTGAGACGTGAGTTAAAAGTATTGGACCTTGGGGAACTGAGGATGCTAAGATTTTCTACCGTATTAACGGTGGAAGAATTCTTACTGCCCTTAAATCTACAAGGTCCGTTTTAGCTTCTATGAAATCCTCATTAAATCAAAGTGATGTCCTATGACTGATCGAGCTTTATTCCAGTATTTATTGGTCCATTCCATATAGTATTGACAAACAGAAGTTTCATAAAATGATACCTCACCTTGTCAATCTGTGGTTTGAATCTGAACGAATATTGGCGGAATTTCAACTTTCTCGTCTAACATCCCCTACGTAC